ATATTAACATTTTTATTGAATGACGGCGATCTTAAAAATAACATAAACATATATAATTCACCGTTACGAAATATTCATGTTGAATTGAGTTTGATGGGTATTGCTGGTATCAAGACATTTGAAATATTTAAGATTTTAAATCTTCCGCCACCATATACTTCCGATCAGGTCGTTTTTCAAGTTGAAAATGTAACACACACCATTAATGAAGATACTTGGGAGACTCGTATCAAAGCAAATTTGAGACCTGCCAGGTCATTGCTCAATAAGCCCATAAATAAAGATAAGCCCATAAATAAAACGTGATGATTACATATCCAAATAATACTAGAAATATTTCGTTTGATGGAATTTCAACAAATTTTCCTGTTTACAAAAAACCGTCACCAAATGCAAATGATTATCTCAATGGATATATCAATCGTTATTTTGTAAAGAAAATAAACGACAATACTATTTACGAAGTAGACTCTGTTGGTTATGCTGACGTATCGAATACATTGTATACAAAATCGTCTCTTTCATGGAAAATAACGGGAAGGCCAAAGAATAGTAACGATGGCAAAACATTAACCGACATTGGAGTGATTTCTTATAATAGTTATTCAATTTCTGTTTTAGAAAAAACTATACCTGGCATTCGCAATATTTTGAGAAATACGGTTGAATTTTGGCGAGGATATTGAAAATTGACAGTGGAGACGTTTCTGTTACAATAAATAAATGGTTGTAAGGCGTGAGAGCGATTATAAAGAATTTTTAGCACAAAATGATTGTTGTGATTTAATTTGCGATGCAATTCAAATTGACGATCATTTTCACCCATGCGTAGCAAAATGTGGGTTGTTGATGGTTTACAACATTCAAAAGCAGAAGACCTATGTAGTCTGTGTTGACCACGACGACAGTCCATTCAAGGTTGAAACATCTCGTTTAATTGACGATTTAAACTCGTTATCAGGAAAGAAGTGGGTATTTGACAAAAAGAAGTTTGCTCATTTGTTGCCCGCAAAAAGTCTGTATGACATCAATATTATCTTTTTTATAACCGATGGCAAAGTGGAAGACTACAGTGAATATGACACAAAGGCTCATAGATTTTATAAACAGAAGTTCAATGGTTATATCAATTTGAATAAGGTAATACCACTGACTTGTCATTTGGAGAAGTTTGAAAGAATGTGTATAGAGTCTTTAAAAAGAGTCAAAAATATACGCTTAGATAGCAGTTTTAATGATTTGAATGGCATTATCACAGAAAACCTCCAAGTACTTGAATATAACGGTTTAAAAGTGAATGTGGACACTTTTAATGAACACTTTAAGGATAAGAATGTAAAGGTAGTCAACGACTATGTATATACACAATATAATCTATATACATCCACTGGTCGTCCAAGTAACCGATTTGGAGGGATAAATTACAGTGCTTTGAATAAAGAGTCAGGATGTAGATCCTCTTTCATTAGTAGACACGGTGATGATGGTATGTTGTTCATGATTGACTATGGTGCATATCATCCACATTTGGTGGCTAAGTTGATTAACTATGAATTGCCGCATCATGCTTATGAATACTTGGGTCAATATTACTATGGAAAAGATAAATTGACAGAAGATGAAATAAAAGCGTCAAAGAGTCTTACTTTCCAGTGTATGTATGGTAACATTCCAGATGAGTTATTGGAAATTCCATTTTATAGTAAAATGAAACAATATATTGATCATCGTTGGAATTTCTTTAATACATATGGATATGTAGAAACTCCGATTTTTAAGCGTCAAATCACTAAAAATCATATCAATGAACCGTCTCCGAATAAACTGTTCAATTATATTCTGCAAGCGAGTGAAACCGAATTCGGAATACAATCACTTGCACAAATCAACCAGTATCTAAATGATAAAAAGACTAAAGCGGTATTGTATACTTATGATAGCATATTGTTTGATGCTCATAAACACGATAAACGAGAGACATTATTACATATAAAGTCATTGATGGAGAACAACAATCGGTTTCCTGTAAAGTGTTATGTTGGCACAAATTATAACAATATGACCAAAATAAATTTATAAATTTATAAAATTAGAAACTTACCATAATATTTATATATTTATATGGTAACATGTTAACTTTTGATTCTATATTGTTGGAATATTTTGCAGAGCGACCAGACGGCGGCATACATTTTGATGTTAAAAATTTTGATGACCTCAATCAATTTGAGTCATTTTTGATTAAAAATGATTATTTGAAACATTTTGATCGCGTCAAATTAAATGAGCTGTTCACCGAACAAGAACAACCTACTGAAGATATTGTGTCGTATGTTACCAACCGATACACTAAATTTTTCAAGGAACCTCCATCTGCAAAAGATCTTGAAATGCTTGTGAATCATATGAGAGAGTTTTACAAAACTGACAAAAGTTTTTCTTCTGCTTTACAATATATGAAATCAAATCCAGATTTGATTGTCTTTGAAAAAAACCAAATTGGGCAAGGAGAATTTGCATTGTATCTTCTATTGAAAGATTCTAAAAAAATAGTAAGAGATAGTGGTGACATTGAAATCGGAAATAAAAAGTTTGAAATTAAAAAAATAAAGAAAGCTAAATCTCCTATCCGATTTGGAACCAATATGGATTTGGATAGTATAAATTCACTTAGATATGTAACATTTGGATTCAAAAAACTATTTTCTTCCAAAGAATATCGTGACGGTGAAAAAATTAAAGAATTGTCTGATGTGTATGACAAGGTAATGGATGACGCGGAAGCATCCATTGGTTCCAAAAAATTGCAATTATTTTATTCATTTATAAAACAATTGAAAGAATATACTTTTAATGAACGTTCGAAGAAAAATGTATCTTCCGCATCGTCATCGGGCAAAAACTTTGTATTTAAAGCAAATGACGTAGATAAGGATGTTTATTTTAAATTATCAATTGACGATTTAAAATCGGTATTATCAAAGGGAAAACATCAAGTCACAATTATACGGACTGAGGACAAACAAGATACAGAAGAATTGATTTCATTTTCGGAAGATGTTGATTCTTTGTTGAGTACGTTCTTGACCAAATATCCTACGATTGAATCATTTAAAGTTGGGATGGTAGAACAATTGTATGCCAAATATAAACAATCTAATATTCATATAATGATTATTGATGAAAAAAATGACTTTTTAATAGACCCCGTTAATTTCAAATTTAATTCCGTAAATCAATATGTAAGACCACAGGTTACTTTAAAATAATATGAATTTACAAGATTTATTAGAACAAGTTTGTTTGGATCCAAGAATTTCCGATGGTATTTTTTCTTTAGAAAAAGATGTACATTTAAATATATTACAAGAATATTTACAACAGAACGGGTTGTCATATGAACAAACTGTATTGTTAAGAAATTGTATTCTGGAAGGAAAATATCCAGAACGTCAAGCATACAATGTCAATGGATTGTTGGTTACATTTCCAACTGCGGAATATAAACAAAAAGCTATTGCTCGTGGAACTCATTTTGAAGAAAATCCAAAAAAGGATCAACAAGATGCTTCGGTAAATATTTTTGATACCGAACCTGAAGAAAAACCAGAACCTCAGATTCAAACTGCTCCAACAGAAAAAACGTCAGATGTCCAACCAGAACCAGTTTCAACTGACGTAAAGACCGATACATCTTCAAATGAGCCGGTTGAACAAGATCTTAGAACTCCACAAGAGAAACAACAAGATGCTCAAGTTATCCAAAAGATTTTAACAACCGAATATTCAATGGAAGAAGCACTTTCAAATAATTTCTGCCATAAAAAGGGAATTTGGTACACTGCCGAGGGAGAAATTGTTGGAAAGTCTAGATATATAGAAAATCTAGGTAAAGTAATCATCATTAGAAAAAAATGAAAAGACAACTCCTTTGCACTTTTAGTACAAATAACGAGTATAAGTCATTGCTGACAACTCTTAGAAAATTTTATACTATCTCAGGAAATAAATTCTTTTTGTTTGGTAACACACAGTCTCCTGAATTCGTTTTTTTAACGTATAATGTGGAAGTAATGGAAGGATCTAGTTTTAAAAAATTTCCAAACACAATCGGACTACACAGAAAAAAACAAACTAACACATTGTATACCCTCAATGCTATGAATAAATTAATATCAGAAGAAAATGAGGGCGTGTTTAATAATAAGTTTCAATTGGACTGGGAATTGTATTCAAACTGCCTCATTTTAACCGGAGAAATATCTGTTAGAATAATTCCGATCAAACTTTTGGATATAATCAGTTGAATGTCCAATCAAAAAACAAAAGATGATTTTTTAATCTCCGCCAAAGAGATACACCTCGATAAGTATGATTATTCAAATGTTTTTTATATAAAATCAAGTCAAAAGGTAAAAATAATTTGTTATATTCACGGTGAATTTTTACAAACACCACATCATCATTTAAGTGGAGCTGGATGTAAAAAGTGCGGATACTTGAAAGTATCTGATAAAAAAAGACTTTCTATTGAAGAGTTTCTTCAAAAAGCTAAATTTAAACATTCGGACAAATACGATTACTGCTTGGTTGATTATATAAACAATCAATCTAAAATTAAAATAATTTGTAAATATCACGGAGAATTCATTCAATGTGCGGGTTCTCACTTAAAAGGATATGGATGTAAAAAATGTAGCGGACTTTCAAAGAAAGATGTTTACAAATTTACTGACGAAGCTAATTTGATCCACGAAAATAAATATGACTATTCAAACGTCGTATACAAAAATACACATATTAAAGTTAAAATTTCATGTAAAAAACATGGATGTTTTGAACAACGACCTTCATCCCATTTAATGGGAATGGGGTGTCCAGTATGTAACAATAAATCTTCTAAACTTGAAATAGAATTTTTAAATTATTTGGGAATTAAAAAAGAAAACCGACAAATAACTATAAATGGATTTAATGTAGATGGGTACGAACCAGAAACAAGAACCATTTATGAATTTCTTGGTGATTTTTGGCACGGAAATCCTGATGTATTTAATCATATTGAAATAAATAATTGTAATAAAAAAACCTTTAAAGAGTTGTATAATAATACATTTGATAGAATCAAAAAATTGAAAAGTTTTGGATATAATATAAAATATATTTGGGAAAATGATTGGATTAATTTTAAAAACCATACAACAAAAGAACCTAAAATTTTTGATATAATTAGTTGATGTTTTTGCCACTTCGGTTTATATTTATGAGTGTATTAGTTATAGATAATGGTTCGTGTGAGCCATCTAATTAATAATTAAAACACTTAATAATTAAACAATAAACACTTATGGCATTAAATTTGTCTCTAATTAAAAACCGTCTCAATAGTCTTTCAAATGCAAATCAAAAAACCAATTGCGTTTGGAAACCAACTCCAGGTAAGCAAGTTCTTCGTATTGTTCCTTACAAGTTTCAACCTGACAATCCATTCATTGAATTGAAGTTCCATTATGGAATCAATAACAAAACCTATCTAAGTCCGGATTCTTTTAATCGTCCTGATCCGATTGTTGAATTTAGCAATCGTATGAAAAAGACTGGAAATAAAGAGGACTGGCAGGTTGGAAGAAAGATGGAGCCAAAGATGCGTACTTATGTACCTGTTTTGGTTCGAGGTGAAGAAGATCAAGGTGTTAGGTTTTGGGGATTTGGTAAGAATGTGTATCAAGAATTGATGGGCATTATTACTGATGAAGATTACGGTGATATTACCGATCTGGTAAATGGACGTGATATCGTTGTTGAGTTTAGAACCGCCGAGGAATCTGGAAAGACTTTTCCAGAAACCACAATTCGTCCTAAGCCAAATGCTTCACTTGCAATCGATCCGTCTAAGAAAGACATCCTAACAAAACAAGCGAATATTCTTGATTTGTTCCAAGAGCCGTCATATGACGAACTAAAGTTAGCAATGGAAGCTTGGTTGAATCCAGAAAATGCGGCCGAGACCCCTACCATTGTAGGAATTGCGTCGGATGATGACGTTGTTATTCCCGAATCAGCATCGTCGGCAACGCCCACCAAGACATCCACATCACCATCAGCGGTTGCCTCAAAATCAAATACAGAAGACTTGACAAAGGCTTTTGATAATTTGTTTAATAGTTAAAATAACTGTTTAATATTGGGTGGTAGTATATAATGTATATTACCACCCAAACTCTTTATATTATTTATGAAAAAGAAATCACAAGTTACACAAACGGAATCCCCACCGAGAGACGAATTGGTTGAATTATTGGCCAATGAATTAAACAAAGCAAATAAAGATGGCGGTAAAATCGCTTATTTTTTGGACGAACAGGAAAATCCTGCTGAAATATCCGATTGGATTGGAACTGGATCATCAATGTTAGATTTAGCCATTAGCAACCGTCCTCACGGCGGTTTGCCTGTAGGTAAAATGGTGGAATTTAATGGATTAGAAGGAACCGGAAAATCTTTGTTATCGGCGCATGTTGTTGCAGATACCCAAAAAAAAGGCGGAGTTGCTGTGGTTATTGACACCGAAAATTCTGCCGCACCTGAGTTCTGGAAGAGTTTAGGAGTCAATCTGTCTAAGTTATTGTATGTTCAATGTGAAACTGTTGAAGATATTTTTGAAAAGATGGAACAGATGATTGCAATTGTTCGTAAGAGCAATAAAGACCGTATTCTCACTATTATTGTGGACAGCGTTGCTGCCGCTAGTACCAAAGTAGAATTGGAAAGTGACCACGGCAAAGATGGTTATGCGACGGGTAAGAGTATCATTATCTCAAAGGCGATGAGAAAGGTTACCACGATGATTGGACGACAAAAAGTGTTGATTGTATTTACAAATCAATTGCGTCAGAACTTGAAAGCGATGGCATTCGGCGATCAGTACGTAGTAAGCGGTGGCAAAGCTCTCGCATATCACTGCAGTGTTCGTGTTCGTTTGAACAATATTGGCAAACTCAAGAAAGATGAGGAAGTAATCGGAAATGTGTGTAAAGCAGTTGTTGTAAAAAACAGAATGGGTCCGCCACAAAGACAGGCAAATTTTGACATCTATTTTGACAGTGGTATTGCTGACTATAGTAGTTGGATCAAAGTATTAAAAGATAATGATTTGATTAAACAAGGTGGTGCGTATTACACATACAAAAAGGACAACGGAGAAGAATGGAAGTTTCAATCTAAGGATTTCGTGTCTACATTGAAGACTGATGCGGCTTTAAATGAAGAAATTTATTTGAAGATTTGTGATGAAGTTATTATGAAATACAAAGATCCCAACAGTCAAATTGTGGAAGATGCTGTAGTTGATACGGGCGAAGATGTTGTTGTAAGCGAAGAATAAAATGAGCAATATAACTGACAGCGAGAAACGTCGTTTGTTTAGTTTATTTGATCAAATTAAGCCATCTGATAGAGTTGGGGGTCTTAACCGGACTCTCAACTCTGATGTTTTGATCGTAGACTTCATGAACACTTTTTTGAGAGCATTTTGCGCATCTCCACAAATGAACGGAAATGGTAATCATACTGGCGGTATCTCTGGATGTTTAAAAAGTATTGGTTATGCAGTAAAATTGATCAATCCAACTAGAATTATTATAGTTTCAGATGGAAATGGTGGATCATTGAAACGCAGAAAGATTTATCCACAATACAAGAATGGAAGAAAGAGTAAAATTCGTCTTAACAGAACATATGACGATTTAAGTAATCCTGATACAGAAGAAAAGAATATAAAAGTTCAATTACTCAAGACAGTTAAGTATTTGGACACTTTGCCAGTAACAACTATGGCAATAGATAATATTGAAGCAGATGATACAATTGCGTATTTAGCCAAACAATATTTCAAGGACAGCAACGTGACTATCATGAGTGCTGACAAAGACTTTCTTCAACTTGCGAGTGACAAAATTAAAATATGGAGTCCTACTAAGAAAAAGATGTATGGATGTGCAGAAATATTAACAGAGTATGGAATTAGTTGTTCTAATTTCATTAATTATCGTGTCATGGAAGGTGATACCAGTGATAATATTGATGGAATACAAGGAGCAGGACTAAAAACCATATTAAAGTGTTTTCCTATATTTACAGAAGAAAAACAATATTCCTTGCAAGAAATATACAATTATAGTGATACTCACAAAGGCAAGTATAAATTGTATAATACTATTTTGGATAATAAATCTACAATGGAACGAAATTATGAATTGATGCAATTACATGACACTCAAATTCAAACATTCAGTCAATTACGAATCAATGAAATAATGGAAAAGCCACTGCAAAAATTGGATAAATTTAACTTTGGCAAATTGTTGATGGAAGATGGTATGCAAAATAACTTTCCAAATAGTTTAATTTGGATTCAAGAAGTATTTGGCAAAGTAAATTCGTTCGTGGTGTAAAAAATCCTTGTAGATATGTCAATTGGATGTAACATTGAGTTATACAAACCGTGATAGGTTTTTAAATTATGAGTGAACAATATATTGTAGATAATCTAAAGAAATTTGGCGCGGACTTTCAAACTAAGTGCATTAGCGCTCTTGTGAGTGATAAGACATTTATTGAAAGAGTTAGTGATATAATTGAGCCGGGATCATTTGAGACTGATGCACATCAATTCATTGTCAGAGAAACAGTGAGTTATTTCTTGGGATATAAAGAACTACCAACTCTTGCTGTTTTTAAAGTAAAGGTGGATAGTATTGAAAATGGTCTGTTGAAACAGACAGTAGTGGATCAATTACGATTGGTTTATCAAAAAATCACCGATAGCGATTTAAAGTTTATCAAAGAACAATTTCTTGAATTTTGTAAGAATCAAAAGCTTAAAAATGCTATTATGGAAAGCGTCGATCATTTAAAGAATGGTCAATATGATAAAATTAAGAATGTAGTTGATGTTGCAATGAAGGCTGGTATGGAAAGAAATATCGGTCATGAATATGATGTTGACATTGAAAAACGCATGAGCATGATGGCTCGTAATACTGTCAAAACGAATTGGGTAGAAATTGATACGATTATGGACGGCGGACTTTCCGGTGGTGAATTGGGAGTCATTACTGCCTGTGCTGGCTCGGGCAAATCCTGGCTGCTCGCAAAACTTGGTGCAGAAGCAATGAAACAGGGAAAAAATGTTCTTCACTATACATTGGAGTTGAATGAAAATTATGTCGGTCTTCGTTATGACGCGTGTTTTACTGGAATTGATTTCCAAAATATCAGATCCAATGTAGATGCCGTCAAAAAGAAAATTGCTCAAGTTCCTGGAAAATTGATTATCAAATATTTCCCAATTAAAACTGTATCTGCTCATAGTTTGAAACTTCATGCCGAACGAATTCAAATTCTTGGAACCAAGATTGATGTGATTATAGTGGATTATGCCGATATTCTACGTCCATCACAAAGCGACCGCAACAGCAACAGTTACAGTGAAGCTGGTGGTATTTATGAAGAATTACGCGGAGTTGCGGGGGAAATGCAGCTCCCAATTTGGACCGCGTCTCAGAGCAACAGGGCCGCGATGGACGAAGATATTATTCAGGCAAATAATATTTCTGATTCATATCGTAAGATTATGACTGCTGATTTTGTTTTGAGTTTGAGTCGTAAAGTCCAAGACAAGGTTAACAACACAGCTCGTATTCATATTATTAAGAATCGTTTCGGACCTGATGGACAAACCTTCCCAAGCAAGATGAATGCTGGTTGTGGTGACATTCAAATTTTCTCTGAGAATAGCAGAGAAGGTATGGGTGTTATAAATGAAATGAATCAAGGAGAGAACCTTGTCAAGAAGATGATGAGTGGAAAGTGGAATACTCATATGAACGACGACGAGTCGTAATAAATGTTATATCTATAAAAATTGGGAAAGATGTAAAAAGTAAAAATTTTTAAAAATATTTTTGACATTAATTCTCTTTTTTTTTCTAATTATCTTATACAAAAAACAGTTTATGCATAAAGAAATTTTTATTAAAAAGCGTAACGGAAAGCTTGAGACTTTTAACGCGGACAAAATTAACAAAATATTACAGTGGTCAACTGAGAATATAAAAAATGTTAGTTTTGAAGAAGTTGCAATGAATGCTCATTTGTCGTTTTTTGACGGCATGACTTCCAAAGATATACATAGTATGTTGATTGAAGCTTCAGCGAATTTGATCAGCGAAGAAAAGCCAAATTATCAATATGTTGCTTCCAGACTGTTGAATTATCAACTTAGAAAAAGAGTTTGGGGAGGAAAGAATCCACCTAAATTGTATGATCTTGTCAAGGAAAACATTTCTAAGGTGGTATATGACGGAGAAATTCTTGATTGGTATACCGCAGATGAATTCAATAAAATTGATGAGTTTCTTAAACATGATAGAGATTTTGAGTTCTCATATGCCGGAATCAAACAGTTATGTGATAAATACTTGGTTCAAAACAGAAACACTAAACGAATATATGAAACGCCGCAATTCGCATATATGTTGATTGCAATGACATTATTTAGTGGATATAAAGAAAATAGACTTGAATACATACGAAATGCTTATAATGCGTTTAGTAAGCACAAAATTAATTTGCCTACGCCTGTTATGGCTGGAGTCAGAACGATCATGAAGAGTTATGCTTCGTGTGCATTGTTTTCAATTGATGATTCATTATTAAGTATTTTTGCTAATAATTCGGCTATAGGATTAGCTACCGCGAGTAGATATGGAATTGGGATAAATCCATCTAGATTAAGAGCTACTAATTCTCCTGTAAAAAATGGACAATTACTTCACACTGGTCCGGTTCCATTTCTAAAAATGTATGAAAGCACAGTTAAGTCGTGTCACCAGAATGGGTTACGTGGCGGTGGAGGAACCACCAATTTCGCATGGTTTCATTATGATATTTTAGATATTTTGGTATTAAAAAACAACGCCGGTACAGACGACAACAGAGTTAGGAAATTGGACTACTGTATTGGACTAGACAAATTGATTCTTGAAAGATTCATTAAAAATGAAGATATAACATTGTTTAGTTACCACGAATGTCCGAGTTTGTGGAATAATTTTGGATTGCCAAATTTCAAAGAATTATATGAAAAGGCAGAGGCTAATAAAAATATTAAATTTAAGAAAAAAATTCCTGCTAAAGAATTGATGTTTTTGTTGGCAAAAGAAAGATTTGAAACTGGTAGAATATATATAATGTTTGTTGATCATGCAAACGATCATGGAACGTGGAATGCCCATGTAGATACTACAAATTTGTGTACGGAAATAATACATCCTTTGATTCCTATTAAAGATTTAAATGATGGTGACGGAGAAATTGGTGTGTGTATTTTGGCAGCGTTGAATCTTTTAAACATAAAAGATGATAAAGATCTGGAGAAATCGTGTGATATTTCAGTAAGAATGTTGGATTCGTTGATAGATTATCAAAATTATTTTGTAAAAGCAGCAAGTAATTTTGCAAAAAAACGACGTAGTTTGGGGATTGGTATAACTAATTTAGCCGCATGTTTGGCTAAAGAAGGATTGAAACATTATGATAAAAAATCCCCCAATTACATTTCATCGCAAATTGAACGAGTAAGTTATTATTTGATTAAGTCTAGCATACAACTCGCTAAAGAATTTGGTCCGTGTGAAAAGTTTAATGAAACTAAGTATAGCAATGGAATACTACCAATTGACACATACAAAAAAGAAATTGACTCGTTTGTGACGGAGCCGTTGCACATGGATTGGGAAAGTTTACGATCTGATATAAAGAAATATGGTATGAGGAATTCTACATTGATGGCACAAATGCCATGTGAATCTTCGGCTGTCATTTCTAATTCAACTAATGGTATAGAACCACCTAGATCTTTGATTTCATTTAAGGGTTCAAAAGCGAATATTTTACCAGTAGTTGTGCCAAATATTGAAAAATATAAAGATAATTATACATTGGCATTTGATATGCCTGACAACGACGGACAATTAAAAAATGTGGCAGCAATGCAAAAATTTATTGATATGGCAATATCAACAAACACATATTACGTGCCGTCTAGATATAAAGATAACAAAGTACCAATTGAAATTATAATTAGAGATATTTTGACGGCATATAAATATGGACTAAAAACATTATATTATGCTAATACTGACGATGGAGATAAACAAACCGCAATGGATCAAACGACCGACGAAATAAAACAGCCTATTGTTGAAGAATCTGGTTGTGAGAGTGGTGCTTGTGCTATATGATCATACGTATATATGAAAACTGTATTAAATAAAAAGAACATAGATCAATTACGAAATCCAATGTTTTTGGGCGAAGATTTATCATTGCAACGATATGATAAAATTAGATATACTAAGTTCTACGACCTTTACGATCAACAATTAAATTTTTTTTGGAGACCCCAAGAAGTTTCATTGGTCAAGGACATTAGCGATTACAAGAATCTTTCCGATGAAGAAAGGTTTGTATTTGATAGTAATCTTAAGTTTCAAACAATGACGGATAGCATGTTGAGTCGTGGTATTCATGAGTTAATGAAACATGTTACCAATTCGGAATTGGAAATTTGCATGAACACATGGAGTTTCTTTGAAACTATTCACAGCAATAGTTACACTTATATTTTAAATAATGTATATCCTGATGCTACGAAGTTCTTTGATAGTATCATGGAAGACCCAGAAATTGTAAAACGTGCAAAGGCTATTAGTAAAAAATATGATGAATTATTGACTCCATCTGATGATATCAAACAACAATTGTTTGATGCTGTATTGGCAACTCAAATTACAGAAGGGTTGATTTTTTACGTATCGTTCGCGTGTAGTTTCTATTTTGGTTATCGTGGAAAGATGGAGGGTAATAGTAAAATTATTAAGTTTATTTCCCGTGACGAAAACCTTCATGTTGCTATTACTCAAAATATCATGAAAAATTGGGCAAACAATGAAAATGAAGGATTTCAAGAAATTGTTAAAAAGAATGAAGATAAGGTATATAAAGCCTATGAAATTGCTGTAGAAGCGGAAAAAGATTGGGCAGATTATCTATTCAGTAAGGGCAATCTAGTGGGTCTAACTTCGGAAAGTCTAAAAAATTATATTGAATGGTTAGCGAATAACAGATTGACTAGTATTGGTTACAAGAAATTGTATCCCAATGCCAAAACTAATCCGTTGGCTGGTTGGTTGGATAGTTATTACGATAGTAAGAAACTACAGGTTGCACCTCAAGAAACGGAATTGAGTAGTTATGTAAAAGGCGTAGATAATAATATCAGTGAGGGGGCATTTGACGGATTTAAGTTGTAAATAATTAATTTACACTTCGTATAAAAAATGCTACTATTAGTGTTTTTTATTATATTTATTATCATTAACTATGGAAATTTCAAATTTATTCAACCAAAACTTGTCAATTGTGGCCTCAATAATATTGGCAATAGGTAGTGCATTGACCGTGGCATATAAAATCGTCAGAATCACCTCAAAGGGGATAGCTGAGAGAAAAGAAATGTATAAGAAAATAAACCATATATTTGAAGAATTAACGCCGAATCACGGATCTAGTATCAAAGACAAGATCAACAAAATGGACAAACAATTGTCTGAAAATACCATTTTAACCACTCGGATTTTTGATAGACAACGTTGGCTATTGGACAATCAAAACATAACTGTATTTGAGAGCGACAATCATGGTAAATGTCTTTGGACAAACAAAAAATACTGTGATTGGTTAAAGAGAGACGATAAATACTTTTTGGGCAATGGTTGGAAGAATGCAATACATCCAGAGGACCGTGAAAGAGTGAGTGAATATTGGGAAACGTGTGTGACAGATGGTAGAGATTTTGAAAATATATTTAGAATGATTGATAGAGACGCTAAAATATATAATATTTATTGTATTGCTAATAAATCTGTAAATAATAATGGTTACATGGGAATTATAAAGATTGTTGACTAATTTGTTGTTTTGTTATAACATTATTTGTTATGAGAGAACAATCTTACTGTGATACGTCATTGGTTTATTTGAAACCAATTGATAAGAAAATAGCGAGACAGTTAATAGAAAAGAACCACTATACCCACAAATGGACTCTTTGTAGTGTTGCATATGGTGTATATTATAAAGAATACGTTGAAAGCACATTTTTTGGTGGGTTTAATTCTAAATTGATTGGGGTTTTGGTATATGGAAATTCGGTTGGTAGAAATTGTAGCACTAGTATTAGTGAACAAATAACCAATGACAGTGTATTTGAATTGACCCGTCTTTGGATTAGAGATTCTTATGGTAAGAATATTGAGAGTTACTGTATTGCTGAATCTTTTCGTTGTATAAACAAGGATTACCCAAAGATTAAATGTATATTGAGTTACGCAGACAGTGAAGTTGGACATGTTGGAATAATCTATCAGGCAACTGGATTTTTGTATCAGGGAGACAATTATATAGATATAGCTTTAATGCCTAATTATAGTGTTAGTTTATCAGGCCCCCCTAATTATAAGTGGATACATAGTAGAAGTGTATATTCTAAGTGGGGAAGTCATGGGGTTGATAAATTGAAAATAAAGATAGGAAGAACTTTTTGGAGAAAGAAAGAAAGTGGTAAACATCGATATATTAAGTTCATTTCGTCTAAAATAGAGAACAAAAAGCTCGCAAAATTACTAAAACATCCAATATTACCCTATCCAAAGGTAGGATCTTATGTTGAAGAAATAGAGAAAATAACAGTTGAAAATAACATTGATAATTTATATTTTTGATTATATATATAACATATGACAAAACACCAATTAATAGAACTCATTCGTGAATGTATTTCTGAATTAAAAGTCGTTAAAGCAATAAAAGAAATAGTTAATGAATCATTGAAATCAATGAAATTCAGTAAACAACCATCATTGGAAGCCAAGATGGAAGAATTAGCCGAGGAAGTTTCCAAGGCAAACAAGGATGCAAAAGTTGTTTATGACGACAATAAGAGATATAATGTATGTGATTGTGACCCTCACCATTTTAGTATCTATCCAATGACAGATGACAGTTTTAATGTAATTTATTTTAAAAACAAAACCGACAGAACCAAGAAATTTAATTTAAATTTTGAAGAGTTGAAAAAGTATGTCACTGAAACTCTCAAAGAAAATGGACCTGATTTTGGACAAAAGAAGTGGGAAAAGTGTTCGGTGAATTCGGAAGACAAAGAAGGAAAGAAGAATCTTGACAAACCACAAGAAACAGATAAAAAAATAAAGAAACAAGTAGATCATAGTGTAAAAGATGAAAGTGCAGATGGTAAGAGGAATGTTGGTAAATTTGCAGATTACAAATATCCAAAGCAAAAAGATAATAAAATTATAATCAAACAAAAAACCTTCAAAGGAAAAGGTAGACCAAAAAAAGATTAATTTACATTTAAAATCAAATCGTTAATTAAAAGATTAATTTACATTTAAAATCAAACCGTCAATTTACTTTGACGGTTTTTTTGTTTGACTTTTAGAGAAATGTGGATTATATTAAACACATGGTCGGAATTCCTCCACTTGGTTAAAGTTGAAAGGATTTCCTTCCTCGAATATTATGAAGAAACCGAACATCAAGAACATAGACATCAAATCTCTAATCAAAGATAGTCATACGATTAAGCCATCGGAACTTGTAATTGATAACATCAAATGGAAGTATTTGGTAAGATCGGTATATCGTGGAAAAAATATTTTGATTGTTGGCCCTACGGGATGTGGCAAGACGTTGGCAGCGCAATCTGTTGCCATCGCATTGGAACGTCCTTACTTTTATTTTAATTTGGGTGCCACACAAGATGCACGGGCATCACTGATTGGTAATACTCATTATAACAAAGAAATAGGAACTTTTTTCAGTGAATCTACCTTTGTCAAGGCAATCAAGACTCCGAACGCTGTAATTCTTCTTGACGAAATCAGTCGGGCTCATCATGACGCGTGGAATGTATTAATGACAGTATTGGATGACATTCAACGTTATTTGAGGCTTGATGAAAAACAAGACAGTGAAGTGGTTAAGGTAGCTGAAGGTGTTTGTTTTATTGGAACCGCTAATATTGGAAATGAATATACTGCTACCCGTGTTATGGATCGAGCACTGATGAGTCGATTTCCAATCAAGATTGAAATGACTCCAATGGATTTTAAAACTGAATTTGAATATTTGAAGACTCGTTTCTCCATTACCGACGAATCTCTATTAAAGACTCTGTCTGCTGTGTGCGAAATTGCAAGTCTTACACGAGAACAAATGAAGAATGAAGATAGTAAGCTTACCAACTTCATTCCTACTCGGTCTACGGTTGAAATGAGTGAACTTATTCTGGATGGTTTTGATTTGATTGAAATTGCAGAAACTGCAATTTATCCAAATTTCATGAATGATGGCGGAGTTGACAGCGAACGTACCTATATGAAACAGGTTGTTCAAAAATATATTCCAAACACTTCGCCTAATAATCTAATTAATGATCCGTTGAACAATTCTGAACCTCCATTTTAATCCTAACCATATGGATACATCATACAGTGACTATTGGTTGGAAGATTTTGAATTTGATGAAGTTGATCAACAAGGTGCAATTAATACAAATTTGATTAAGTTGTCTATGGCTCGTAGAGCTATTAGTAACTTTGTTCATATTTTGACTAACAAAAATATTCCTGTATTTTTCAATGACGGAGGAGATAATTTCACAGATGGAAAGTCTGTTTATATTTCTTCCGATATTGTAAAAAAGGAAGATTTTGATACTGCTGTAGGACTAGCTCTACACGAAGGTAGTCACGTTGTATTGTCTGATTTTGATATTTTCAAAACTATTTGGCAGAAGGTTCCTAATATCTTGTATAAATATTCTGAGAAACTTCAAATTTCAAAAGAAGACGTTCATATTCTAACAAAAAACATCCTCAATTATATTGAGGATCGTTATATTGATAATTTTGTATACAAAAATGCTCCTGGTTATCGTGGGTATTATACCGCTTTGTATGATACATATTTCAATAGTCCCAAAATTGACGAAATGTTGAGGAGTCAATTGTATAGAAATCCTAGTATTGCAAGTTATGAATCTCGTATCATCAATTTTAATAATGTCAATACTGATCTTGAGGCTTTGACAGGTCTTCGTGATATTGCGAAACTTATTAATTTATCAAAAATTGATAGGTTAACAACTCCAACCGATAGATTGTTACTTGCATATGACGTGTGTGAAGTTATATTAAAGAATGTAACAGAACATAAAGATGAGAAAGAAAAGTCATCTGCACAATCAGATACAAAAGGAAAATCCACAGAGGATTCGTCTACATCAGAAGAATCTAAAGATTCTGATGAATCTTCCAATCAGAATGAATCGGTTGACGACGTTCTTGGTGGCGACACCAATCGAGTTGCGTCTTCTAAGGAAGATACTGTAAAAGACAATATTGGAAATGACCCCAAGGTTTCTGATAATAAACTTAACAAGATTAAAAAGGCACTTGAAAAACAGAAAAATTTTTTGGCAGGAAACATTAAAAAGAAGAAAGTTACCTCCAAAGAAAAGAAAATTTTAGATTCTATTGATAAGTCCGGAATTACATTGTCAACTGTAGGATCTACTTATATTAAATCAGATGGTTCTCATAGTGTGGATTGCATCGTTGTCAAGAAAATGAATTATGAACTACTTAGTAGTGAATTATTTCCATTGACACTTAAAGATCCAATGAAACATATACCAGTCACAGATGAGAAGATGACTAAAGCTGTCAATTTAGGAATTATCAAGGGTACAGTTTTGGGAAGAAAACTACAATTGCGTAATGAAAGTAATACTACGAAGTATATGCGCAAACCATCTGGACGAGTAGATAAACGGATTTTGTCTGAATTGAGTTTTGAAAATGAGAACATTTTCTATTCAATGGATGTGGATAAATACAACAAGTCATATATACATATTAGCGTAGACGCAAGTACCAGTATGTCAGGTAAAAAATGGTTATCAACAATGACGTCGGTGGTTGCTATTTGTAAAGCCGCATCAATGATTGATAATCTTCGAGCAAGTGTTAGTTTCAGAACAACATTTATAGCATCCCGTGGAATGGACCTTCCATATGTAGTTATTGCATATGATTCAGATACAGATAAAATCAGTAAAGTAAAGAATTTATTTAAATATATTTATCCATCTGGTTGTACTCCTGAGGGACTTTGTTATGAATCAATTATGAATGAATTGCCGATGTCAACTGAAGAAGATTTTTATTTTCTAAATTTCAGTGATGGTCAGCCATATATGAATTATTCAGACATAAACAATAATTCTATTTCTTATACAGGAGAACCAGCGGCCATACATACACGTCAACAAGTTTACAAAATTCGTGATCGTGGATATAAAATTTTGAGTTATTTTATTAAAGAACAATACACTTCACCATATATTTCTGGTAAACTTGAAAATGAATCAGATAATAAGATCCGTAATATGTTTAAAACAATGTATGGAATAAATGCGTCATTTGTGAACATTGAAAATATTTTTGACATTGCTAAAACAATTAATAAAATGTTTTTACAAAAGAATTGACATAAGTCGTCGAGTGTGTTAAATTTAATATGTCGGTTAAAATTAAACAATAAAAAATAAAAAGGAAACTAATATGAGTAACGCAACTAAGAAGACTGATCGTAAGAACAAAACTAATCAAGTGATTAAGTGGCCAAGTGTTAATACGTTCTTTACGGTTAAGACGTTGAATGCAGATAATAGTGATTTCAAGGAAATCACACTACGGGTTCGTCTCAAGAATGCGCTTGACGAAGGACTTATTTCAGATCTAGGAACTATGCACGGAGGAAAGGGTCGTCCAACAATCGCATTCGCAATGAATCCGATTTCTTCAAATGCGATTGAAGCTGCTAAAAATGCAGAAGTTCTTCTACACGACCGTTATACCGTCAATGTTGTGAACATCAAGTCGGAGTCTGCGTCTTCTAAAATTGAAACCATGACAACCTCAAATGTAACTAAATCTGAAAAGATTCTTGCATAAGAATCTGAAAAAGATTGGTGATAAAAAGGTGCCGTATATCAAATCTATCACGATATACGGCACTTTTTCTTTGGAGGATAACGTCCATCAGTGAGGATTTAAGTTTGATATCAATATATATGATGGTCCACCTTACAATGTCGTAAGATTACACGTCAAAATATGAAAGATATTATCATACTATATTTAGATAAATTTAAGAAAAAGTTTCTGGTATACAAAGAAAAAGAGTTGTATGATATGGAACTTCCACTGCAATATGTTGAAGATGGAAGAAATCTATATCTTGATGATTTAAAAGAAAAGTGGGAAATAAAAGAAGTTAAATCCACTAATAACGAATTGACTATTAAATTTAAATTAGTCTTTCGTAAGAAATAAATATTATGAGTTTTAATGAGTTTTTTGGAGAGTGTGAATTTGATTTAGACAAGAAAAAGTTTCTGGATAATATGAACTTTTTAAAGAATATGTCTGTAGAGGAACAGACATTTTATAAGAAATGGTTGGAAATACAAACTCTGGATACTTACATCAATAGATCCTCACAGACAAAAGCCAAAATTTGGACTCCGACTGATATTAATAATGAGCAACTTACAATTGATGAGATTAATGCAATTAATCCTACTGTTGTTTATGTAGATAATGAAACCTTAGATACAGATTGGGTAATGTTAAGAATATTCTGTCACACGATGGAATATGTTCAAACTCCCGGAAGATTCATAAAACTTTTGATTACTGATGGTAATATAGATAATCCTCGTTATTTGGGAGCAGTTAGTATTTCCAGCGATGTAATTGCTATTACAGATAGAGACAATTATATAGGTTGGACATCTGAAAATCGTTTGACGGATAAAAAACTTACTAATAGTGCTATTGGTAGCTGCATCATGAGCACTCAACCATTTGGTTATAATTTCTTGGGTGGTAAATTGGTTGCTGCTCTTGTGACCAGTTCCAAAATTAGAGAGTTATGGAAACAATTATATAATGAAACTTTAGTAGGAATAACAACTACAAGTCTGTATGGCAGTTTTAGTATGTATAATAGTTTAAAATGGTGGCACAAATGTGGTAGTAGTGCGGGTAAAATGTCTATTAAACCAGATGATAGTGTATATGACGTATGGCACGAATGGGTAAAGAAAAATAAATCGCAACAATATAATGAAGCAATGACTCAAAAAGAGGGTGTGAGTGGTCCTGTTACTGGAGCCAAAAATAGAGTTATTGCTATGATCTTTCAAACATTGGGAATACGGACATCCGAATTTACACACGGATTTCACCGAGGTGTTTATTATTCTTGTTTTTATGAAAATACCAAAGAATTTCTTCAAAATAAAATTACTGAAGACAAATTAGTGATGAAAGAGTTATTTAAGAAAGATATTAATGCTATTATAGACTGGTGGAAACCCAAAGCCATAGAAAGATATAAACGTCTAAAATCAGAAAATAATCTCAAATCTGATATTTTATTTTATAATAAAATGATGGGTATGTCTTACGACGAAGTTAAGTCTAAGTATTTCAATGAAGTCGGAAGATAATTCTTGACTTATTTTAAATTGCCGTGTAAACTATTTAAAGTCGACGACCCCTAGGTTAAAGCTAAAAGGGTTTCCTTCTTACAAAAAAGATGAAAAAATCATTGTGTTGCATTAGTTTAAAATTACAAGAAAGTGGTATTCATGCCAATACCATGACCAGAACGCGGTTTCTTGCGTTGGAGCGAAAAAGTGCAGAACGTATTGTAGCAGATCGCACTCTCAACAATGTAATTGTAACAAGAAAAACTCTAGAATTTTGTGCTTCCAAAAAATGGAATTATAGAATTAGCAGCGGCATGATGCCGCTTCAGACTCTTCCAGATGCAAATCTGTGTATGGAGAATAATTATAATTTTGATATCATCAAACAAGAATTCAAATTATGTGCTGATATTATCAAAAAACACAATATGCGTTGCAGTACGCATCCAGATCAATTTGTTGTGCCTGCGAGTGCCAATCCAAGTGTTGTCAAAAAATCAGTGGAAGAATTGATTGTTCATGGAGATATGATGGATTTAATGGAATTGCCTCAATCGTATGATGCACCTATCAATATTCATATGAATTCTTATAAAGGTGATATTAAAGAAATTGCCAAACGATTTATTGATGTATACAACTCGTTACCTCACAACGTCAAATCCAGACTTGTTTTGGAACTAGAAGACAAAACTAATAGTTGGGGATTGATCAATTTGTATAATTTAATTTATCAAAAAACGGGAATCCCAATTACTTATGATTCACATCATTTTAGATTAAATAATCCAGAAAATATTTCTCCTGAAAAAGCTATATCAATGTGTATAGAAACTTGGGGCAAATATAAACCTGTATTTCATTATAGTAATGGAAAATCAAGCCCAACAGACCGATCACATTCAGATTATGTATATATTTTACATAAAGAATTATTTGAAAATAATGTTGATGTTGAATTTGAGTTTAAAGCGAAAGACTATGCCATTGAAAAGTTTGAAACCCAATACAAATTATAAAAAAATAAACATGTTGACGATCGGGTAAAAGTAGTATATGATTAGTTTATGTTAGTAATAAAGTTTTGCTAACTAAAAAACAAAAAAACAAAAAAAGAAAAACATATGGTTATTACAAATAATAAGAAACGCACCGCATTTGCAAAAACTTCAGTTCAGGGTGTTCGTGCTCATATCGTCGTTCCATTTGCTAGTACCAAGCGTGCTACCAAGTTGGTTATCGTTGAAAATGACAAGCGAATTGAACTCAATGGACGACAAGTGAATGCACTTTCACGTGTCATTGGTTCCACAAAGAAGGCTGCTAGCAAACGATAAAAATAGACAACTACATCAACTGTTAAAAGTATATGGGAAAAACATATAGAAGAGACTCTCAATTTAAAAAGAATTCAAAGAGTTCTGCCAAAAAAGAAAATAAAAAAGAGAAGTTTTCTGATTCGAATAGTAAAAAGAAGACATTTGATTCTAATGAAGAAATCGAAATCGAAAATGGTTATTGAGATCGTAATATTGACATTTGTTTGTGGATTATCTTTGTTATATATCCATATAGCGCCAGTAGTATTTACACTGCTGGCGCTATTTTCTCTTTATAAGATTAAAACGTTGGAGGAAAAAGTGGACATTCTTGATGAAAGATCGTTCAAATTATCCGAAGAGATAAAATCTTTGTATAAAAATCAAAAGGATATATCATTGGTAATTACAACAATTCGTAACAGAATCAATAAACTAAAATCAAATGTCAAAAATCCCGAAAAAGAAAAAGTCCGTACAGTCCAAGAAAGACTTGACGACATCGAACGAAGAGAACAACATCTCAACGAAGAGTAAGACATTATTTGATCACATCAATCATATTCGTGAGAATAAATCCGAATCTTATTATGATCAATTGACGGAAAAAGAAAAACGGGATTTTAGTAAATATACACTTTTGATGGGACTGAGTATGGATCCCGATAGTATTGAATCTATCGCATACCTGTCTCAGTTTATGGAAGTAGTTCCAAATAAACAATTTTATAAAGCTTGTTGTGACTTGGTTCCCAGTGGACGAAAGTTTTGTAAATGGATCAAATCAACCAAATCCAAGACCAATAAGGAATTGATAGATTTATTGTCGTCTCACTTACAAATAGGTAAAGATGAAGCGAGAGATTATTGTAAAGTTCTATTCAAAGACCAAATTGGTATAGAATACCTTGTCAGTATATGTTCCAAATATGGAAAAACTGAGAAGGAGATAAACAAATTATTAAAAGATGAGTAAAACAAATGTTAAAAAAATTATCGGTATATCAGGTTTAGCTAGAGCTGGTAAAAATTTGTTTTGTGATATCGCAATACAAGAACTAAATAATCGAGGATATAGCGCAAAACAATATGCACTTGCTTATTTTCTTAAAAAAGATTGTGAACAGTTTGTCAAGGAAAAGCTGAATCTGAATGTCTTTAGTGAGAATACCGAGGAGAAAAGCATTTTTCGTGAATTTTTAGTGTGGTATGGTGGCGTAAAAAGAAAACAAACAGATGGTCGTTATTGGACCTCATTATTATATAAAGAAATAGAAAATGATCCAAGTGACATCGTATTAGTATCAGATATACGATATGCTCAATATCCAAAAGATGAAGTTCAATGGATTCAGAATGAATTGCAGGGCAAATTAGTGCATATAAGCAAATATACAGTTCTATCAGATGATACCAGAAAGTATACTGAACCCCCAAATGACCACGAACGAATTAATGACCCTCTTATAAGAGGTTTATCAGATTATACAGTAGAATGGATGGATGTGTCATCAACATCAAACAATACAATTAAAATGAAAGAATGCGTATACCTTACGGATATAGTCAACAAGTGTTTGGATAGAATTATCTAGAAATTGTATTCAATACCGATCCATTGTTGGATAGTTGAATATATGCTTCGGCGGGAAACTTTGCAAATAATTGACTTTTAAACGAAGGTAATATTTGAGAACATGTATTGTATAGTGAGTAACATGTGGATAATTTATCACTTTTTTGTTTTCCATTACAATTACATATTCCATTGAAGTCATTTATGCAATTTACAAATTGACCAAAAACGGGATGCAAACCTACAAATCCGTTGTTGTTCAAGAAATAGAAAAGTTGCGTTACATTAGTTATTACCACAATGATACTTTTCTATAAATATGATATAATATTAGAGATGATGCAAATACAATGGTAAAATCGAATTTGTTTTCCAAAAAACACAATCCTAATATCAAAGACAACCATGTTGTGAAACATATTGGACATGTTATTAACCGCGTAAAAAAGTTGTTGTGTTTCTGTAATAGATATGAATGATATGTTAGTTCAAAGTTATCCTGCTTTGCAACACTATAATCTTTGACTTTGAACAAATTCAAACCAAATAGACGAATATATTCAACAAATGCTTCGGTTTCAAACCAAACTATGTTTAAGAATAATATAAAAAAAATTACTTGTTCCATGATCATATATATGATAGACTTATATTAAATTTTATTTATAATACATGAAAGGAATTATTTTATCTGGTGGAACTGGTAGTAGATTGTATCCACTTACGACGGTTGTAAATAAACAACTATTGCCTGTTTATGATAAACCAATGATTTATTATCCTATTAGTACTATGATTAGTTGTGGGATACGAGAATTATGCATTATAAGTACACCAGAGTATTTGCCATTGTATGAAAAATTATTTGGAAATGGCAAACATTTAGGTTTGGACATATGTTATAAGGTTCAATATAAACCGAGGGGAATTGCTGAATCATTTATTATAGCTGAAGATTTTATTAAAGATGATGTTGTTGGTTTAATATTGGGAGATAATATCTTTCACGGAATGGCTAAAATCAAACCAACATTAGATGGTGCTATCATATTTGCGTATCAAGTAAATAATCCGAGTGATTATGGTGTAGTAGAATTTGATGATAATAATAAAGTAATTTCTATCGAAGAAAAACCAAAAGAACCCAAAAGTAATTTTGCAGTACCAGGTTTGTATTTTTATGATAACAATGTTATTGAATGCGTTAAGAATTTGAAACCATCTAGAAGAGGAGAATTGGAAATAACCGATTTAAACCGTATTTATATGGAAAAACAAAAACTATCTGTTATACCATTCCCACGAGGGACTGTTTGGTTGGATGCTGGTATGCCAGATTCTTTATATCAAAGTGGTGCTTATATTCAAACGATACAAGAACGACAGGGAATCAAGGTTGGTTGTATTGAAGAAGATTGTTATAGAAAAAAGTTTATTAATAAACAACAACTGTCTAATATAGTTGATAAAATGCCTAATAGTGAATATAAAAATTATTTAACTAAACTACTATGATATTATTATTTGGATCGTCTGGATATATTGGAAGTGAATTTAAACGACAATTAACCGAATTAAATTTAAAATTTTATTGTTGGCCCAGTGCGGTTAATACAACTCTGTTTGACTTAAATAAGTGGCATAAAGAAACAGGAAATCTTAAAATTGATGTGGCAATTAATGCAGCTGGATATACTGGTAAACCAAATGTAGATGCGTGTGAACTGGCCAAAGAAGATACTATTCAAGGTAATATCATTTGGCCTCAAATATTGACTGATTGGTGTATGTTAAACGATATTACATTAGGTCATGTATCTAGTGGATGCATTTATACTGGAAGAAGGGTAGATGGAGAACCATTTACGGAAGAAGATGAACCAAATTTTAGTTTTGAACACAACAATTGTAGTTTTTATAGTGGAACAAAGGCAATTGCTGAGAAGATAGTATCAAAATGGAACAAAAATTATATTTGGAGACTGAGAATTCCATTTGAAGAAAATAATAATTCACGGAATTATATCAGTAAAATGTTAAAATATGATAAGTTATTACAATCAGAAAATTCAATTAGCAACAAACAAGAATTTGTAACTGCTTGTATACAAACATTCACAAATAAAGTTTCTTTTGGTATTTATAACGTAACAAATACGGGTTATATTACTACTGACATTCTGATTGAAAAGTTAAAGATGACTATTGCAAAGGATAAAAATTTTACACTGATTGATGAAGAACAATTGTATAAAAATTATGCAAAAACACCACGTTCTAATTGTGTTATGAGTAACAGCAAGTTGTTAGAAACTGGAATTAAAATGAAAACCGTTGAAGAATCAATTGATTACTGCTTAAATAATTGGAAATAATATGAATAAAAAACAAGTTATAATAGATTTTATAAATCAAGTAAAAAAAGAACAGTTTATACCTGAATACTGTCATAATTTAAAGGGTGTAAGAAATAAAGTATTTTACTCTGGTCCATTGATGGATGATGATGAATTGGTTGAAGCGATTGATTCATTATTATTTGGTAAGTGGTTTAGTAGTGGTGAAAAGGTGTACAAGTTTGAACAAGAATTTAGTAAAAAGATAAATCAGAAGTATTCTGTAATGGTTAATTCTGGTAGTTCTGCTAATCTTGTAATGATTGCGGCTCTTAAAAAACATTTCAAGTGGATTGATACTGATGAAATTTTATTGTCTGTAGTAGGGTTTCCAACTACATTGAATCCTATCATTCAAAATAATTTAAAGCCTGTATTTGTAGATATTGAATATAATACATTAAACTTTGATTTGGATGAATTAATAAAAAAGATCACACTGAATACTAAAGCTATATTTGTATCACCTGTATTAGGTAACCCGCCAGATATGGATAGACTTATTGAGATTGCCAAAACACACAAACTAGAAATTATTATGGATGGTTGTGATAGTTTTGGAAGTAAATGGAAAGGTAAGGATTTATGTGAATATGCTGTTGCTACTAGTTGTAGTTTTTATCCGGCACATCATATTACCACAGGTGAAGGCGGAATGGTTAGTTCAAATATAGAAGAAATCGTTAAATTGGCAAGATCATTTAGTTGGTGGGGAAGAGACTGTTTCTGTATAGGATCCGCAAATCTATTAAAAAATGGTAGCTGTAATTGTAGATTTAGCAATTGGATTAAAGAACTGCCATATCAAATTGATCACAAATATTTCTTTACTCAAATTGGATATAATTTAAAGCCTCTTGATTTAC